TCCTTGTCGCTCATTTGATTTTCGTCATATTCTTGACGGTCAACCTTGCAACATGGGCAAGTAACCATCACTTTTACCAATGCCATTACATTCTCCTTATAAGTTCAGGTAATTGATCGTATTCATGGGGTCTAAGTAGGTAACGATGTGCCAGTAGAGCAGAAAAAGGTTGAATTTAGCCGTAAAGAAAACGAAGCCCGTAAGCGACAAATTGCGGAAATTGCATACTCAAAACTTAACTACAGATAAGGATAAACCATGTCAGATGACCGCAGAGAGATGTTAGAGGCAGCCCTAGAACAAGCCGAAGAAGGCACTTTAGAAGCACCCATCGAAAAGGAGATTGAAGTAAATGACGATCCAATCCAAGCCGAAAACAGTAGCGAAGAAAGTAGCGAAGAAAACACAGACCGTGATGAAAAAGGCCGTTTCAAAGCCAAAGAATCCGATACCGAAACCGATCAAGGTGCAGAACCTACATTGGTTGACGAGGCTACTAATGTTAATGAAGAAGAAGTAAAACGCCCTACTACTTGGAAAAAAGAGTATGTAGAGGTATGGAACAAGATGCAAGAAGGCAAACCTTTAGACAAGGCAGAGTTCGTTAAGTTTGCTGAATATGCTAACCAAAGGGAAGCTGAATACAAGAAGGGCGTATCTGCTTACAAGGCTGAAGCTGACAATGCTAGAGAATTAACCCAAGCTCTTGGGCAATTCGCACCTGAATTACAAGCACAAGGTATTCACCCTGTAGCTTGGATTAATAATCTAGGTCGTGCTCACATGATTTTGAGTAAAGCACCATACGAACAAAAGGTTCAATTGTTCCATAGACTTGCACAAGATTATGGAATACAATTAAATCAAAATGCAGTTCAGATGCCTGAACAACAATATGTAGACCCGTATCAACAACAGTTAATGCAACAGCTACAAGCAACACAACAGCAAGTGCAACAACTGTCAGCGATTAGGGAGCAAGAAGAAAATGCTCGGTTGAACCAAGAAATCAGCCGAGTAAGTAGCGACAAAGAGCGGTTTCCGCACTTTGAAATGGTACGGGAAGATATGGCTCAATTACTTGAGCGAGGTTTAGCCCAAGACCTAGAATCGGCTTATGCCAAAGCGGTGCGTATGAACGATGAAGCGTACAAGCTAGAACAGGATAAACTCCTGAAATCAGCAAGTACCCAAGCATCTAAGGCACAGCAAGTAGCTAAAGCTAAAGCAACTGCTGTTAGTCCACGATCCGTTACTCCTAGCGGTCAAGTGACTAAAACAGATGCAAAGGATAGACGATCCTTGTTGATGGCTAATTTGGCCGATGCAGAGGGTGGTCGGGTTTAACTTAATTTAATAAAGGAAATATCATGGCTTTTGCTAACTCAGCAATTACCGATATCATCGCTACCACCATTCAAAGTCGTAGCGGAGTATTGGCAGATAACTTAACACAAAACAACGCAATCCTACAAAGATTGAACTCTAAGGGTAATGTACGCCCATTCTCAGGTGGTAATGTGATTTTGGAAGAAATCATGTACAACGACCCAGCAACTAATAACGCTAATTCATATTCAGGTTACGAAGTTCTTAACATCACTCCTGACAGCCCTATTTCTGCTGCTCAGTTCAGCATCACTCAGTATGCTGACTCAGTAACAATGTCAGGTCTAGAAATGTTGCAAAACTCAAGCAAAGAAGCAATCATTGACCTTTTAGATGGTCGTATGCAAGTTTCTGAAGCTCGTCTTTTGAACCGCATTTCAGGTGACTTATACGGTGACGGTACTGGTAACGGTGGTAAGAACATTACAGGTCTTGCAGCTGCTATTTCTACTTCTCCTTCAACTGGTACATACGGTGGTATTAACCGTGCAAACTGGGAATTTTGGAGAAACCAATCAACAACTGGTGCTAATGATGCTACATTAATTCAAGCTGCGATGACTACAGCCGCTATCAAATCTGTTCGTGGATCTGATAAGACTGACTTGATTATTGCTGGTAACACTTTGTATCAACGCTATGTTGCATCACTTCAAGCTATTCAGCGTATCGCTGGTGTTGAAGAAGGTGCTGCTGGCTTTGCATCATTGAAGTTCTACGGTGGCGGTATGTCTGCTGATGTGGTATTAGGTGGTGGTATTGGTGCTCAAGAGAACGCATTGTATATGTATCTTTTGAATACTGATTACATCTTCTTCCGCCCACACAAAGAGCGTAACTTTGTACCTATTGGTGGCGAGCGTCAGTCAATTAACCAAGATGCAATCGTGAAGTTATACGGTTGGGCTGGTAACTTGACTTGTTCTAATGCCTCACTCCAAGGTATCTTGACAGGCTCTTAATCAACTGACTAATTAAAGGAAATTATCATGTCATATAATATTACCCCTACCGCAGGTATTAACTTGGATGAAGTAGTTTATACAAATCCTAACTCTGCTGGTACTGGCGTTCCTGTTAACGGCCCACTTGGTTCACAAGTGTTTGGTTCAGACGGTTTGCGTTATGTACTAGGTGTTGCTGGTGCGGCTATTACAGCTTCTACAGCAACTTGCTCTATCAATGCTTCAACATTTGTTGTTACAGATTCAGGTGGCACTTATCTAAGTCCAGCTGTTGCCGTAGCTTCAGGTGACTATGCTTGGTTTAGCAAAGCTAGTGTTTAATAGTAAAATGTAGTAAAAACAGGGGGTTGGCTCACAAGGCTGACCCCTTTTTCCCTTTAACTTTACCTAACTACTTAGGAGATTTAAAAATGGCATTACCTTCAGACACTCAAGGAGCAGATTCACGCTTACAAGTACGCTTTTATAAGAAATCCGTACAACAAGAGCAAGAATCCATAGAGGCTGGCAGACCAATCTACAAAGACTTTGATTTTGTACATATTTGCGTTGCTGGCGATACACTAACCGAGATTGACACTTACGCACTACAAAATCATAAGCAACGCTTTCCTATTCAATGGGCTAACTACATGAATAGACAAGGTGCTCACGATGAGGAAGTAGTGGGAACACCTGTATCAGAATGGCCTTTGGTATCAAAAAGCCAAGCTGAAGAACTACGGGGAATTAAGTTTCAAACGGTAGAATCTATTGCACACGCTTCAGATCAACAGTTACAGCGTATGGGAATGATTGCAGGAATGTCCCCTTATGCGTTCCGTGACAAGGCAAAGGCATTTTTAAATCTAGCAACAACGGCAGCAGAAACTGATAAGCGTGAACATGAAATTAACGCTTTGAAAGAAGAACTTGCCAAAAAGGAACTAGAAACTGCTAAAATGAAACAAGAAACAGATGCGAAGCTGGCTTTGATGCAAGAACAAATGGCCACTATACTTGCTGCTGTTGGTGAAAAGAAACCCCGTAAATCTAAAGCGGTAGCCACAGAGGAAGCTTAATATGTCATCAAATCTACTCCAATTAGTTCAACAAGTAACTGCTGAACTAAACCTTGCCGTGCCAACTTATGTTGTTGGTAACACTAGCCAAGATGTGCAACAGATTCTTGCGTTAATGAACCGTGCAGGGTATGACTTGCTAAAAGAGCATAATTGGCAAGCATTGGAGTTAGAGTATCGTTTCTACACAACAGCAATAACCACAACCTGTGACACCATCAACAACACTTATGACTTATTAAATGTTGCTGATACCACAGGTTTGGACAACACCTACTCTATCGTGGGTACAGCAATTCCTCAAGATACTTATGTAAATTCAGTAACAGGATCAACAGTTACCACCACACAACTTGCTTCTGCAACGAGTATTGGTGGCACTGTTACCTTTAGTAAGACCAAGTATCCGCTACCCCCTGACTATGAAACAGTCACGGATAATACCCATTGGGATAAAACAAAACATTGGCAGATGTTAGGGCCAGTAGATGCTCAACAATGGCAATGGCTTAAATCAGGTTATATTTCAACAGGCCCACGGGTTCGTTGGAGAATTTTAGGTAATGAGTTTCAGATTTGGCCACCTTACAACACTCTAGAATATTTAGGTTTTGAGTACCGTTCTAAAGGCTTTGTAAGAAGTGCAACAGGTGATGTAAAGAACAGCTTTACAGCCGATTCAGATACAACGGTGCTAGACGATACAATCATGGTATTGGCCACAAAGCTTAAATACTTCCAAATTAAGTCGTTTGACACTACTGCATTGCAACAAGACTACAGCCGTTATTTGAGCATTGCTAAGGCTAACGACAAGGGTTCAGCTACATTGTCATTCGCTCCACAACCAAGTGCTGTATTGATTGGATGGGCTAACATACCCGACACTGGTTACGGTAGTTAATCATGCCAGTAGCTAAAAAGTTTACTGCCAATACAACTTCTGTACCAGCACCTATTGGTGGATGGAACGCTAGGGATTCCCAAGCTAACATGAACCCAATGGATGCTATTCAGCTTGTCAACTGGTATCCGACCCCTACTGATGTGACCATGCGTAAAGGGTGGACACAATTTAGCTTATTAACAACAACTACTGGTGTAGAATCTATTGACACTATTACCCATGTGGGTGCGGTTGCTACGCTTACAACGGATTCAGCACATGGATTGTCAACTGGCAATCAAGTCGCTATTGCAGGATGTACGCCTTCCGCTTACAACGGTGTGTTCACAATCACCGTAGTCAACAGTACATCATTTACCTACACGATGGCTTCCGTTCCTGCTGGTAATGCTTCAGTAGTTGGTACTTATGAAATAGGTATTACTACACCTGTTAATACTTTAATGAATTACACCGAAGTGGGCGGTTACGAGCTATTTGCTGTGGCAGATGACACTATTTATGAAACTACTGTAAACCCAGCAGTTCGTGTATTTACGGGTATTCAAAGCGATAAATTACAGTCGGTCAATATAACCAATGCTGGCGGTCATTTCTTAGTAGCTTGTAACGGTGTTGATCCAGTAATGATTTATGACGGTACACGCTGGTTTTATGTAGCTACAACAACTACTGCTGCTGCGATTAGTGCAATTACTCGTACAAGCCCTTCTGCAACGGCAACATTTACTGGTGCAACTGCACATAATTTAGTGACTGGTAACAGAGTAACTATCACAGGTGCTTCAGAGGCCACATTTAACGGTACTTTTGTTATTACCGTAACAGGTGCAAACACATTTACTTACACTTCTACAGGAACTTCTACAGCAACTTCTGTTACAGGTGCGTATACAACTGTTGGTATTACTGGCGTTAACTCAAATACATTTATTAATGTAAATTTGTTTAAAAATCGTTTGTATTTTACGCAAAAAGACACTTTAAGCTGTTGGTATTTAGATGTAGATGCTATTGCTGGCCCAGCTTATCAGTTAAATTTTGGTGGAATTGCCCGAAATTCAGGCTATTTGCAAGCAATGGGTACTTGGACATTAGATGCTGGTCAAGGTGCAGATGATTATGCTGTATTTGTGACTAGCATGGGTGAAGTCATCGTTTATAACGGTACAGACCCTGACAATGCTGATACTTGGGCATTAAAAGGAGTATGGCAACTAGGTCAAACATTCAACCGTAGATGCTTTTTTAAGTGGTCAGGCGATTTACTGTTGCTTACCAAAGACGGTTTAGTGCCTTTGGCTTCTGCTTTGCAATCTAGCCGATTAGACCCCCGTGTAAACCTTACAGACAAGATTTATTTTGCTGTAAGTCAGGCCGCTACCTTGTATAGCGACTTATTTGGATGGCAAATTAACTATTACGCTAGTGCAAACATGCTAATTTTATCTATTCCTACAAGTACAGGAATGGAACAGTTTGTAATGCACAATATTACAAAGGCTTGGGGTAGATTTACTGATATTCAGGCTTATTGTTGGGAACTTTCAGGCGATTCCGAAATGCTTTTTGGTGGCAATGGCATCGTAGGTCTTTTCTATAATGGATATTCTGATAACGGTACAAACATTACAGCTACTGCACAGCAAGCGTACAGTTATTTTGAACGGGCTGGCCAATTAAAGCGTTTTACCTTGGTCAGACCAATCCTTCAGTCTACTGGTGGCGTACCCAATGTTGTATGCGGTTTAAGCGTTGATTTTGACACTCAATCCCAACTAGGGCAGGTGCAATTTAACCCAAGTACCTTAAAAGACGGTGTTTGGGATACCTCAAAGTGGGATCAAGCAAACTGGGCTGGTGGCTTAATTACTACTAAAGTATGGCAAGGCGTTACAGGATTGGGTTTTGCAGGTTCAATTAATATAAATGTGGCAAGTAGAGGAATTGAACTTCATTGGGCATCAACTGATTATGTGATGGAAGCTGGGGGCGTACTGTAATTGCGTAGAGTTACTACTGAAAATCAGGAATTTATGCGGTCTTGGGTTGAGCGTATGTTATTTCAGAAGTTTGGTGAAGAAGCTAAGTTTATAGGGCAAGAAATAGACGGTAATTTGGTAGCTGTAGTAGCTTTTACTAACTTTATCCCTAATGCCTGTGCAATGCACATAGGTACGGTTGGTGAAAATTGGATGTCAAAAGATTTATTATGGGCGTGTTTTGATTACCCCTTTAACAAATTGGAAAAAAAGGTTATATTAGCGACTATGGAAGCGTCTAATGACGAAGCCGTAAAACTAAACCGACACCTTGGTTTCCAAGATAAAGCGTTAATTGAAGATGCCCATGAAAATGGTGATTTACTTTTAATGGCGATGAGGAAAGAAGATTGCAAATGGCTTAATCTTCAATGCTCATTAAGCAAGAAACTAGGAGATTAATATGGGTGGTGGTGGCGGTTTATTAGGCGGTATTACAGGTGCTTTGTTTGGAGAGCCCGATGTTCCTGCAACCCCTGACTATACGGGAGCAGCGAAAGAAACTGCTGCTGGTAACTTAGAAGCGGCTAGGGCAGCAACGGCAGCTAACCGTGTTAATCAAGTTAATCCATACGGTTCACTTGGTTATGCAGTAACAGGTAAAGACCCTTACGGCAATCCTACATGGACTGCTACAACTTCTCTTAGCCCTGAACAGCAACAACTATATAACTACGATGTTCAAAGCTCATTAGGTCTTGGAGCGTTGCAAAACAAAGGCTTGAATTATGTTGGTCAAATGATTGATCAGCCATTCAGCACAAGTGGTCTACCACAATTATCTAGCCGTTTAAATGCACCAACATTACAAACAGATTTACAAAATCAAGGCATGGAAGGCTGGGATAAAGCTTCAGGATTAATTATGCAACGCCTAGCTCCACAAATGGAGCGTCAGCAAAAGTCTTTAGACGCTCAATTAGCTAATCAAGGCATTATGCGTGGTTCACAAGCCTATACTCAAGCTCAACAAGACTTGGCTATGAAGCAAAACGACTTAATGAACCAAGCTCAATTGACTGGTTTGGGAGCACAACAACAATTCTTTGGGCAAGGTTTACAAGCTGGTCAATTTGGCAATACTGCACAACAACAAATGTTGGCTAACCAAGCAATGCAAGCTGATTTGGCAAACAGAGCAAGAGGTCAAGGCTTTCAAGAGTTGGCTTATCAGCGTAATGAACCAATTAACACGCTTAATGCAGTTCGTTCAGGTTCACAAGTTACAGCCCCTAACCAGTTCTATATTAATGCACCGCAACAATCTACTACGGCTGGTGCTGATTATTTAGGTGCTGCTGGTTTGACAGGAAACGCTAATATTGCGGCAGCTAATGCCTCTAACGCTCAACGAAATGCAATGATGCAAGGTTTATTTAGCATTGGTTCTTCTTACGCTGGGAGTTAATAATGAATATGTATAACAACTACATGGGCATGCAAAATATGCAAGATTTGCAAGGAATTGCACCTGTAATGCAAAATACTCAAGGCCAACAACAATCTGTTCAACAGGCTATGCAACAAGGTCAACAGTTAGCAGCACAAGCTCTTGGTACGCCACAACAGATGCAAATGGCCAATGCGTTAAGGCAAGGTAATCCTACTCAGCAATCTGATATGCAAAAGCAAGAAATTAACATGTTAGGCTCTAACACTTGGAATCCGTATAGCGATTACAACCGTGGAACTAATGGCTTTGGAAATTACGGAGAATAATATGGCTGATCAAATCCTACCTGAAATGCAAGACATCACTCGCCAAAGAGATTTGGCTAAGATGTTGTTGCAACGAGGAATGGCAGACAACTTACAAGGTCAAATGGTAAGTGGTCGCTATGTTGGTGCAAGCCCATTACAAGGCATTGCCAATATTTACTCTGCTTACAAAGGCGGTCAAAAGCTTAAAGAAGCAGACCGCAAACAACAAGAATTAGCTCAAATGCTAAGAACTGCTGGCGTACAAGAATCTCAAGACATTCTATCTACAATGCGTGGCCGTCAAGCTGTACCTGAAGTTATCCCACAAGGTCAAACATTACTTGATGACCAAGGCATGATGACTATGGGTTCACAAAGAGGTGTTGCAGGAGTTACTCCTGATTTGGAATCTGCTTACGCTAAAGCTATTGGTGCTCGTTCTCCACAAGGTCAAGCACTTGCACCAATATTGGCTAAACAGTTAATGCGTGAGCCTAAGTTTGAAAAGATTGAGCAGTACGACCCTAAAACTGGTAACACTATGGTTGGAATGATTGATGTAAATTCACCAAATCCTGAAGCTACTTACAGACCAGTAGGTGTATCTAAACCAGCTATGTCAGCTAAAGATAGAGCAGAGTTGGCTGATAAAGGCATTATTGTTGGTGGTGGCGGTATGACTATGGGTGGTGGTCAAGGCGGTGGACAAGTTACTGGTGATGCTAAATATATGCCAGCTAATTTGCCAACTTATGAATACAACCGCAATTTGTCACCAGCACAAAACAGAGAATTGGCTGGTAAATTTGAAGCAGATTTGCAGAAAAATGTTAAAAACGCTAAGAGTGCTTTTAATGCAATTAAAGATGTATCTGAAATTTTGGGTAGCAACGCTCCTAGTTCAGGTCGTGGTGAAAACATCATTACTGGCGTAAGAGAGTTTTTTGGCCGTGGTGGAGAAGCATCTAAAACAGATGCTCAGTTAAAAGTATTAGAACAACAGCTTGTTCAACAAGTGCCTAGATTTGAAGGCCCACAATCTGACAAAGATGTGGCTTCATATAAAGCTGCTGCTGGTGATGTTGGCAATCCAAATATACCTATTGCAAGTCGTATGGGTGCTTTACAAGTTTTAATTGATTTAAACAAAAAATATTATCCAAACGGTGATTGGGATTCTATTAACTTAAATCCACCAAACATTAAACCTAATATACTTGGTGGCACAAACACTTATTTTGGTGCTACGGTTCAACCAAGAGAAGGATCAGCAAAACCTAATTTAGTTTATGACCCAGCCACAGGAACATTTAAATAATGGCACAAATAGTTGAAGTCATTGGCGTAGGAAATGTAGAGTTTCCTGATGGTATGAGCAAAGAAGCTATTGGCGTGGCTTTGCAAAAATTACCAAAACCTAATGCTGAAAATTTAGGTACTCCAATTTCTGCAGATTTGCCTACTGCTGTAGGTGCTAAACCTAATATTATTCGCTATGAAAAGCAACCTGAACAACCTAAAAGAACAATGGTTGATTATCTTAAAGCCTTATATGAAGTTCCTGCGGCTGCATTTAGTTCATTTCCAGCAGCCGTAGCTTATGGCAATGTACCTTCAGGTTCTGCTCCTGAAGTTTATAAAGCTGCTGAAGAACGGGCTGCTAGATTTCAATATGCTCCAAGATCACCAGTTAGCCAAGATGTATTGGAAACTGTTGGCGAAGCATTAACTGATGCCAAAATACCACCATTTATTCCAGTATTAGGCACTACAGCTAGAGCAATTAATAGATCTAACCAAATTTCCCCAATTCCATCTTTTGCTGCCGCTAATGTTCAACGAGTAAAGCCAGCAGTTAATAGATTAGCTGATGCTTTAAGAGAGCAAGATAACCCTAATTTGTCAGGTGTAGGTGCTGCTGTAGTACCTGATGTACAAAATCGCATTGCTTTGGCTCAAAACTTACGAGTGCCAGTACCTTTAAGAAAAGGGCAAGCCACTAGAGAATTAGGTCAACAACAATTTGAAGCTGAAATGGCTAAAACTTATCCAAAAGATGTGGGTAGACCAATTATTGAATCAAGTCTTAACCAAAATGAGCGTATTTTGCAAAACTTTGATGCTTATGTTGATGCCACAGGTGCTCAAAAGGCTGGTGAGTTTAACTTGCGTGAAGTTGGCAAAGTAGTTGATTCAGCTTTGGTTAATCAAGCTAATACAGCTAAAAAAGACATTAGCAAGGCTTACAAATTAGCTAGAGAAGCTGGTGAAGATGCTGAATTGGTAGATGTTAAAGGCGTTCAGGACTATTTAAATGGTTTAGAAGCTGAATCTATCAATGCTCCAATCATTAAGAGTGCCAAAATGAAGCTAGATAACCTAGTTAAAGGCGGTCAAATTAGCTTAAATGATTTAGAAGAAGTCCGTAAGATGGTAAATGCTCTTTCAGGTGATACCCCATCTAACATGGCTTTTGGTAAACAAATTAAAAATCAAATAGACCTAACTACCGTAGGTAAAGGTGGCGAGTTATATCAAAAAGCCCGTAAATTGCGTGAAAACTACGCTAGAGAGTTTGAGAATGTTGGCTTTGTAGACAAATTATTAAGTAAAAAGGCTGGCACAACAGACCGTGCAGTAGCCCTTGAAGATGTATTTGATCACAGCATTATGAAGGGTTCATTGGATGATGTAAGGTCTATTGGTAGAACTCTTAAGAAAGCTGGCCCTGAAGGTGAACAAGCGTGGCGTGAACTACAAGGACAAACCATTGAGCAAATGAAAGCTGCCGTTACAAAGAATATTCAGCGTGACGAAGCTGGTAACCCAATCGTATCGCCAAAACAGCTAGATAGCTTTGTTAAGAATCTAGACGCTGACGGTAAATTGGATTATATCTTTGGCAAGAAGGGTGCTCAAGAAATTCGTGACTTGCGTGATACCGCTATTACCGTTTATAGCCCTGTGGCTGGCATTAACCAATCAAATACTGCTAGTGCACTAACTCAAGCATTAGACCGCATCAGGGGTTCAGCGTTAAGCAAGTTACCTATGGGAATTGGCTCTTTGTATGAAGTTGGTGCTGAAATATCTACAAAGAAAAAACTAGGCAAACAAGTGCAAGAAGCCGTTGATTTTGACCCAAAAGCTTTATCTAAAGAATTGAGAAAAGGAAAATAATATGTCACGCAATGGATCAGGTACATATACCTTACCTGCTGGTAATCCAGTAGTTACAGGAACAGCTATTACAACTAGCTGGGCTAATACAACCATGTCAGATATTGCTGCTGGTTTAACTCAATCTGTAGCTGCTGATGGTCAAACGCCAATGACAGGCCCTTTAAACATGACCAACAATTTGATTGAGAATGTGGCTGATGCTACTGCAAGCGGTGATGCTGTTTCCCTAAACTTCGTGCAAACAGGTACATACACCGTAGATTGCGGAACTTTCTAAGTTATGTCTTTTGAGATTGATCCTGTTCGTTATGGTGTTCTTTGGCAAAAAGTAGAAAACTACGAAGCAAAGTTTGAAGCTTTAGACAAGAAAATTGACAAGATGGAAAGCAACATTGAAAAATTGTTAGAAAACCAAGCCCATCAAAAGGGTGCTGGTTGGTTAGCAATTGGTATGCTTTCTGTTTTATCTACTGTAGGTGGATGGGTAATTCATTGGTGGATAAAGTGAGAGAAATACTCTTTATTTGGGCGGTATTGATTGGTGTTTTGTTTGCCTACAATGCCAAAGCCCAAAATACTGTGATGGACATGAACTACAAAGGGCAACCTGTACCTTCAGCCATTGCACCATCAATGTCAGCATTTAGCCAAGATGTGTGCGGTATTCCTGTAAGTGGGGCTATTTCTTCTACAGTTATCGGTGTTTCAGGCGGTACTGTCTATACAGACAAGAACTGTGAACGCATCAAGATTGCCAAAACTCTCAATGATTTAGGTTTAAAAGTCGCTGCTGTAGCTGTTTTATGTGCTGATGAGCGTGTTTGGGATGGCATGATGCTATCAGGTACACCTTGCCCTTACGATGGTCTGATTGGCGATGCTTCTAGAGATGCTTGGATTAAGCGTTACCCTGAAAGATTTGAGAAACTCTATGGCAAAGTTCCCCCTTTATCTGCTTCTATTACTAAGCCTTCTGAGGGTAAGTGATGTTCAAGCAGGTTGTTATGCTGGTTCGTGGACTAATGGGATGCCAGTCTACGGATCGCTCTTTGTTGACGGTGGAACATCAATCGGACAATGCCAAGCCCTTGCCTGTCAAATCTACCCAAGTATCTCCCAAAGCTGTCCGCAAGCCACGCCAACCTGTAGTTCAACCTTCATTGAAAAAACCGAAAGTTGTCAGCCAAACTTTAGCGGTCAAAGAAGGTCAAAGCAAGAAACGCAAACCTGTAGCAACGGCCAAACAACCGTCTACCCTTGGCAAATGTTCTCGGACACCTGTACGCCAAACCCCCCAAGCTGCCAAGTCAGCACCCAAACGCAAACCTTAAGCTGTCAAACAGGCTATGTTGGAGCTATCTCACAAACTCAAACAAGCACTTGCCCTAACCCTTACGCTCAACCAATATGGAGTGGATCATGGATAACAACGCAGAATACTTGCACAAAGTCAGTAACCAATCCAACGAATGTATTAAGCCCTGTATCGCCTGTCAGCCCATTGAATCTCACCCCTGCATCGCCAACGCCCACCTTAACTGTAACTGCACCGACTATTCAGGATGTGCCGAACTTGGAAACGACCCCGACAACCTCGCAGACAACTGCATTGGAAACCCCTACCCCAAAGTCAAACATTTTCATCACGCCCCTAGGATTATCGTTGGGGCTATTATCTAAAGAGCTAACGCAACCCAATGTTTTTCCTAGTATAAATATTAGCCAAGAGCTACCAAATGATATTAAAATCATGCAAAGCGTATACATGGACTTAATTACTAACGGTTCATTGTTTAACCCCGACCAAACCAATAAATTAAAACGCATCGCTAGTGATGCTGTGGAGTTAGAGCAATGAGTGACATGAAGAAGTTAGATAAGATTGAAGCTGCCATCAAGTTTGCAAGAGAAAATGCCATCGTATTGGGCTTTTTAGGTACTGCCGTGCCATTTATTTTTGGTCTAGGCTATACCGCTATTACTGAGATCAATAAGGCCAAGGATGCCCTTTCTCAATTTACCGAGATTGTTGAGCAATTTGGCGAAGTTAAAGGCAAAGTAGCCACCTTAGAGCGTGAGAACAATAACTTGCGTGAAAGACTACAAACCCAATCAGATCAGATTGGTAAAGCACAAGACAGACTAACTGATGCCGTACTGGATTCTAAACAAGCCAAAGCCAAAGCTGAAGCTGTTGAAAGAATGACCACACAAGAGCTAAAGATTTTAGGTGAAGCCATGAAATCTGAGCTAAACGCCATTAAACGAGCAACTTCTAACCGATTGGGGAACTAATATGCTACCTATTGCTGCTTTACTAGATGTAGGAATGAAAGTTTTGGACAGATTTGTGCCTGATCCTGCTGAAAAAGCCAAGGCCCAAGCTGAGTTAATCAAGATGCAACAAGAAGGCAGATTAGCTGAGTTAAACGCTGACAATATAGAGAATCAAGAACTGACTAAGCGTATGCAAGCTGACATGGGTAGTGATTCATGGCTATCTAAAAACATTAGGCCAATGACCCTAATTTACATCTTGACAGCCTATTTAGCGTTGGCATTGTTTGATGCTTTTGGCTTAGATATATCAGATAGTTTTGTATCGTTGCTAGGTCAATGGGGTATGTTAGTTATGTCATTCTATTTTGGTGGTCGCACCCTTGAAAAAGTTATGGATATGAAGGCTAAAAAATGAACCTATCAACCAATTTCACCTTAGAAGAAGCCACATTCAGCGAAACAGCTACACGCCTAGGCATTTCTAACGAACCAAGCCCTGAACAGCTTGAGAATCTAAAGAAGGCAGCAGAAGGCATGGAAGCCATTAGAAAGCTCTTAAACAAGCCAATTAGGGTAAGTTCATGGTTACGCCTACCAGCCGTTAATCAAGCGATTGGTGGGGCTGCTAAATCAAGTCACATGGATGGATGGGCTGTTGATTTTATTTGCCCTAGCTTTGGTGATCCTTATACCGTGGCCAAGGCCTTAAAAGAATCAGACATTCAAGTAGATCAGGTCATCCATGAGTTTGGTCGTTGGGTTCATGTATCTTTTGCACCTGAAATGCGTGGTCAATTCCTAACTATATTCAAGCCACAAAACAAGTATGTATCAGGTGTTTTGACTGCTGAAGAATACGCCAAGACTGCTTAAAATATTTCCCTTAAATCTACGAATTTCCACAGGTCTTTGGGAACATCGTAGAAGTATTCACCCTTAGATACTGCGGTGTTGGGTACTTCAATGAGTGGACATTCTTTAATCTTGTTAGCCCTGATCCAGTACGCATGGGTATAGTCTTTGGTCACTACATACATGGTGGTTCTAGGATGATTGAATAGCTTTTTCTTGCGTTCAGCTATATGGATAGTGTTGTAAGGACAGAAGTTCATACCCCAATCTCTAACTTCTACTTCTGCATACCCAATATGCTCACCATCCTTGGTCAATACCAAGTCAACTGCGTATTTATCAGGATTGGGTTTAGCATCCACATACCAAAGATTCTCTAGCCATGTGGCTACTGCTTCCCTAGCTGGTGGATCACATTGGTCATGCAATGCTTGGTCAAATTTCTTATATTGCATCTTAATTAACCAAGTGAATAGCACCAAAGAACAAGATGTATATCCCAATCGCTACAAGCAGTCCTTGAATAATCTCTCTCATAGGCCACCTGTACGGATTACCCAAACTGTCAATGGGATAACAAAGAAGCAAACACCTAGAAACAAGCCTTTTAGAATATCAACCATTTAGGGCCTCATACAATTCTGATTCAAGAAATTCGTAAGTAGACTTACCAATCAAGTCGGTAATGTCCTCTCCCTTGTGATATATGCCTTCTACATAGATCTGCATACCAAACATACCCACGCTTTCATCACCATCTTCTGTATGGTAGTGAATGTCTAGCTTGATGCCATCGTAATCGTATTCGTAAATTTCCATGATTAGCCCTTTATTTTTTAATCCAAACATTACGATATGTATTAGGTAAGCAAGTAGCACCTTGGCTAATGCGTACCTGTTTATGAGTTAATTCTTTTTTTGTTTTAGCATCAGCAAATGCTTGATCTACGGCTTGACGGGCTTGCTCGTAAGAAACCATTACATTTTCAACATAATAATTCCAAGTAGATTCTTGATTGTGGGCACAAACTTCATCTAAAAATGATGAAAAATCGCCATAAGATGTGGCACGAAAACGCACATTTTTTGATGTGTGATGTTGAATTGCCATATATTTCATTTGTTTCTCCTATCTCACTCGGTATTGAGTAATGACAGAATACTTAAGATAACTTAACAATGCAAGAGATATTTACATTTATTTTCTAAGGAAAACCCTAATATGTTGCGTAAAAACAACAGGGCAGTATTTGGCAGTTACTAGCAATGGGTCAGAAAGCCACAAAATTACCCAATTACTGCATCCTACTTTGGTGGCTTAACGCCCTTATAGGGTGGGTGACAGCCCGTGAAGGAGTGTAAATTTTGTTTACCCGCCACCCATACCTAATTATATGCCGTTTTTAATCTGATAAACCCTGAGTAAATGTTGGAAACATTCCCAGCCATTCTTGAGTTTATCTTCTTGGACTTCAATCAATTTGACCTGATTGGTCTTGCCATTAACAAACACGATGGCACATCTTGCTGTTGGTACTCCAAGGCCTTCTCGGTAGGCAGCTAATTGCATCTCATGCTCAAAGTAAACATCTACCTTATCTAGATCAGTTTCTTTGGTCTTGAAATCCACTACAAAGCCATCCTTTGACATTAAATCGCATTTACCACCAAACCCTAAGGCATGGCCAAAAGACTTCTCTGAGAGCCACAATTGCTCACCAAACGCATCTTTAAGGGCTTTATCAATAGAATCTAGATATGGTGGCTTTTCAGGCATATACACTTGCTCAAAATAACCCTCAATAATTGCATGGATCGCAGTTCCTCGTTCAGCCGCTTCTCTGCCAGTAGCCTTAGAATCTTGCATTACCCTAGCCAACCATTCCTGTTCGCCTTCACCATCTAATCTAGGTAGAGTTAAGGCTGCTAAAAGAACCTGTTGTTGCAACCACGAATTTAGCCCCGCTTTTGATAACTGGCCATTAATTGTTGTAACACTTGGCAAAAGTCCAAGTTTTCTTGCATCTCTGAGCGTGGTCGGTCTTTCGCCAGTCTTACCAATGGTTGTATAGGCTGTATGGCCGTCTTTAGTGTACCAATGTCCATTTTCTTGTACCTTTTCTTTAACTATCATTTTTTTTCCATTCTGCAAGTAAATTGCGATTTTGCTATTTTTAATACATCTTCAAAGTCTAATTGGGCGTTTCTGCCGTGGTTATAGCCATGACCATACATAAGCACTAGCCCAGTAAGAAATAACGCCACCCAAGCGGTTCTGATAGCTACCTTAGTCATTCTGCGTATACCAAAGGGCAAACAGGATAGACAGGATGGCTACAGCCAGCACCCCAAACCCAACTAATACGGTAATAAGAATAGTTATCATTTTTAGGTGGGGTACTTGTGTCGGTAGCACTTTCCCCCTAAAAATTAAAATGGAATAGAATCATCAGGCATGTCATTAGCTACAGGCTCTGACTTCTTTTGCCCTCGCCACTCAGAAGATTCTGCAATCTTTTCCTTGTAATACTTAGGCAAGGCATCGTACTTAGATTGGTCAAATTCATTTAACCAAAAGTGTAATGTAGGATTAACGCCTTCAGGCTGAACATTACGCAAAGCTGACGGTACTGGACTGATGCCTGAGATGTTAGCGTATTTGCCATCTTCGCTGTGCGTGATATTAACCATGCAGAACTTACCCAACAAACCTTTAAGGTCAAAGTTCTTACGATCTTCAGGGCTCATCTTTTTGTTAGACCATGATTCTAAGTCTTGCCTTAAACGGGCTTGGTCACCTAAACTCACGGTATAGCGTTTGGACACGATTAAAGGCTTTCCATCGTCTGTTTTTAATGGTTGACCTGCATCATCGTCACCGTGCAATTCCCAAGTAAATACAACTTTGTGCATGATCTTGGTTTCGCCAGCCCATTCTGTAGCTTGGTGGCCAAGGTCAATAATGGAATACAAGCGAGCCATGTGTAGACCTGCTGGTGCGATTTTAAATTCTTTACTGTTGTCTGAAATAATCATTGTTTACTCCCAAAAATGTTTGAAAAATCGTCAAAGACTGCGTTTAGTACAGGGTTAGGTCTAACTGGTGACGGTAATCCACAGGCGTAGCGTAAATCGCCAATTTCATCAAGAGTTAATGTGACCCCATCTTCTAGGTCTTTAAAGATGCGTTCCAAGTGTTCTTGGAAGCTGTTGAAGTCTTGCTGTTGCGTTTCTATTTCACTCATAAGAGCTCCTTTACGGTTATCACGGCATATTGCCGTAATTGAATATTAAGCCAACTTAAGCACTATGTCAACAATTATTTGCACTTATTTTGTAAATAAGTTAAGATAGCTTATGAATTCGACAGCCATAATTAAACTTTTAGGTGGGCCAACTCGTATTTCCAAGATAGTTGGGGTATCTGTGCCAGCTGTATCTATGTGGCAAAACGGTGATATTCCTATGGATAAGATGGTGATTTTGGCAGCTACGCTTGAGAAAGAAAGCCACGGTTTAATTACTAGAAAAGCGTTGTTTCCAAATAACTACAAAATTATTTGGCCTGAGTTGGAATAATAGGTTATGATCAAGCTATCTCTTGGTGGAGATATATTTTGGCAAGCCTTAGTCTGCAATCTGCTAGTGCCAACTAGTCCACCAACACCCTTAAAAAAGGTGAGATTGCAGTCTAGGGCTTTTTTTATGAAAGATTTTTATGCCCAACAGATTGCTTAAAGAAGGCATAGTTGATTCATCTTTAATTGACAACTTAACTTCAGAAGAAGAAGTATTTTTCTACAGGTTGTTGGTTGTATCTGATGACTTTGGTCGTATGGATGCTAGATCGGCAATACTTAAATCAAGATGTTTTCCATTAAAAGATTTTAAGTTAGAAAAGATTGACAACTGGTTGCGGTCAATTGTCAGACAAGGGTTAGCCACCATGTATAAGGTTGATGAAAAGCCTTATTTACAAATTCTTAAATGGGAACAAAGAGTTAGAAGCAAAGGAAAGTATCCGTCACCTGATGGCTCACAACCTATTGACATAGTGCAGACATTTGACAGCAATTTGCTGACAGATGACGGCTTGGGTAAGGGGTTGGGTATGGGTAAGGGAGAGGGTAAGGGTAATGGGGGTAGCAGAGCTACTAGGTTATCCACAGATTTTGAATTACCTGAAGATTGGATTGAATTCTGCAAATCTGAAAGACCTGACCTAGATGCTAAAAAAACCTTTGCTGAATTTAAAGACCATTGGATTGCCCAAGCTGGAGCTAAAGGCGTTAAATCTGATTGGACTGCTACTTGGCGAAATTGGGTAAGAAGAACTTTTGCTAAAAACATTACCACTCAAGATAAACCTAATACTCGTTGGGATGCCACTCTTGCAAGCACTATGGCTAAGGGGAAAGAATTAGGCATATTGCCTAGGGTTGGCGAAACTGAAGGCCAATACCGTGAACGCTTAAAACAGGGGGGTGCATGAATGAGTTGGCTCTTTTCGCAGGTGCTGGTGGCGGAATACTTGGGGGAAAACTCCTTGGATGGAGAACAGTCTGTGCCGTTGAGTGGGAAAAATACCCAGCTTGTGTACTTGCCGCAAGACAAAATGACGGAATTCTCTCGCCTTTCCCAATTTGGGATGATGTTCAAACCTTTGACGGAAAGCCGTGGCGAGGAATTGTTGATGTCATATCTGGCGGATTTCCGTGCCAAGACATTAGTCAAGCAGGAAAAGGTGTTGGAATTGACGGAGAACGATCAGGAATGTGGTCGCAGATGGCAAGGATTATTAGCGAAGTACGACCCAAATACACATTCATTGAGAACAGTCCAATGCTCACTTCTAGAGGACTTGAACGAGTGCTTGCAGACTTGGCCAGCATGGGGTTCAATGCGGAATGGGGAGTGTTGGGAGCAAACGAAGTCGGAGCAAACCATCAAAGAAATAGAATCTGGATTGTTGGAAAAAATGCCAACCCCGAATTCTTGGGATGCCAAAAGAGGCCCAATGAGCAAAGAATTGATGGAGACAGGCAAGCATCAAGTGAGCTTGGTGACCTATGTCAAACACAATCCGAAGAAATGGCCGACCCCAACTTGCTCAGATGTATACACGGACACCCTGAAATCAAGCCAACAGAAAGAGGGGTCAATGCACTCTGTGACACTTCCACAAGCAGTAAGAATGTGGGGGACTCCAAAATCTCAGGACTCTCGTCATGCTTTGAGGGACAGGGGGAAAGGGAATCTTGGGGAGCAGGTATCGGGTCTGCACAATGGTGGCAGATTGAACCCCCTTTGGACAGAGTGGCTGATGGGATGGCCGATAGGGTGGACAGACTTAAAGCCATTGGAAACGGACAAGTACCGCTATGTGCCGCAACCGCCTGGAACATCTTAAATGAACGACTTGCTAACAGGAAATACGGATGAAGAATACAGACATCAATGCGAAGTTAGATATTGGATCAAACTCAGAAAAGAACAGGGTTTGCAAGAGTTTCGCAGACTTATCTCAACTTATGAACTTGGTAGTAGACGCCCATCAGTCATGCGAGACATACAAGAGCAATAC